CATCAGCAACCCTTTCCTGCGATACCATCATCGAGACATATCAGACTCTTGATGGCCGCGCTTACAAGTCCGTAGATAAGCAATGGACTTTCACAATTGAGCTTCTTCAAGATTGGGGCGCAGCCTCATCCTTGTTTGAGGCTATGTGGGCAGATGCGGAAACCGCACCTAACTCAACCCTCGCCGTCAGCTTCACAGCCGCATCTGGCGCAGTATTTGCTTTCAATGTCCTTCCAATCTTCCCAAGTGCCGGTGGCGCAGCCCCAGGCGCTTTGACAGATACTTGGACAATGACAGTAGTTGGAACCCCAACAGAGACCTTCAGCTAAGAGAAATAGGGAGATCGGGAGATGAAGTTACCAATCACAATTGAATATAACTCGGGCGAGACGGCGATTTATATCGCTCAACCGCCCGAGTGGGCTAAGTGGGAAAAAGAAACCGGCCGCACCATCGGAGAAGCATCCGGCGGAATTGGTATTTGGGATCTTATGTTTTTGGCTTACAACGCTTACAAGCGGGAAGCAGCCGGAAAGCCCACAAAGGCATTTAATATTTGGATGGATACCATCGCAGACATTAAAGCCGGAGAAGATAACCCAAAAGCCACAGGCGCGGAAGCGTAAGGAGACTTCTAGTCGAGTTAGCCATTGAAACGCAAATACCTATGAGCGAATGGGTTGATGCGGATGATGTGGTTACCGCGCTAGAAATATTAAGAGAGCGAGGCGATGTCAAACTTTGAAATCGCATACGACCGGCGAGAATTGGTCGGCATCGCCAAAGCCTTTCGCGCTATGGAAGATGAAGCAAAAGACGAAGCTCGTTCTACTTCTAACGCGCTTGCTTCTTTCGCGGCTGACAAAATTAAGCAAGCAGCTTATTCTCGCACAAAAGGCGCTAATGCGGTTAAACGCATTGCCGAAGGTGTCCGCATTTCCAAGTCAAGCACCATCGGTGAATTCTCATACGGCTTCGCAACTCAAAGATTTTCAGGCGGCGCAACAACCCGTCAATTGTGGCCAGGTTTTGAATTTGGTTCTAATAAATTCAAACAATTTCCCGCGTATTCGGGTCGATTTGGTCGAGGATCGCGAGGATGGTTTATTTATCCAACCCTTCGCAGAATTCAGCCTGACATAGTGAAACAATGGGAAGAAGCAGCTTCAAATATTATGAAGAAATGGGATGATTAATGGCTGGGGATAGAACCTTAAAACTTTCGATCCTTGCGGATGTTTCTAACTTAACCAAGAACCTCGGCGCTGGATCTAAAGAAGTCGATTCTTTCGGCACACAAATCGCCGACATTTCGAAGAAGGCAACTATGGCCTTCGCAGCTATCGGCACGGCTATTGGCGGCGTTTCACTTGCTTTTGCTAAAGCTGCGGCCGAAGATGAAATGGCCGCTAACAAACTTGCTTCAACAATAGATTCAGTAACTAACGCAACTAATGAGCAAATTGCGGCAGTTCAGGATTACATAACGACCACTTCAATCGCAACCGGAATTACTGACGACCAGCTTCGACCAGCTTTTGAGCGCCTTGTCCGTTCAACCAAGAATGTTGAAGATGCGACCAAGTTAATGAATTTGGCGCTGGATTTAAGTGCCGCAACTGGCCGCCCGTTAGAACAAGTTGCCGCAGCACTAGGTCGCGCTTATGACGGAAATACTACTGCTCTTGGCCGTTTAGGACTTGGATTAGATGCTAGCACTCTAAAATCAAAAGATTTTAACGCAATTTACGAAACCCTTAATTCAACTTTCGGCGAATTCAGCGAAAACCGATCCGAAGAAGCGATTGTTAAATTTCAAAGATTACAAGTTGCCCTCGATGAAGCAAAAGAATCGGTTGGGGCTGCCTTACTGCCAGCATTTGAAGCTTTAGGCGATTGGTTGCTCAATGAGGGCGTCCCAAGATTAAACGCATTTATCGCTGGTCTTGTCGGAGATCAAAGCCTTTCCGCATCATTTACGGCGGCTCAAAAAGAATCTGAAGAATTTGGGAAAAAGGTTCGAGGGGTAATTGACACTTTCATCGAATATAAAGATGTGTTAATTGCCGTTGCCGGAGTTACTGCCACAGTATTTGCCATAACTAAAATTGCTGCGGGCGTTCAAGCAATTATTTTATTGGTTGGATCATTAGTTAAGGCGTATAACACTTTAAGAGTTTCGGCTATGGCTGCGGGTATTGCTCAGGCTTTCGCGTTAAATCCAGCTTTAGGTATCGCTGCCGGAACTGCGGCAATTGCTGGAATGGGATTATTGATTCAACAATTGGAAAAACAAAGCGATGAATTCAATCAAGTTGGTTTAAGTTACAATGAACAGAGAATGGCGCAAATTGCCGGAGCAAAAAATGGCAACACAACCGGCGGCTTTACAGGTGGCGGTTTATCTACTTCCGGTGGCGTCAGTATTACCGGCGGGACATCGACAGCCAAAATTTTAGGAACAGCAACAGAAGCAAAACAGACTTTAATTGAGCAAGTTAGCCAAGCAAACGCCGAAAAGTATTTCTCTCCATTGCCACCTTCTTATGGCATTTCTGAGGTGCGTCAAAGAGAAATGGCGGCTGATAGCGGAGTATTTCAATCAATACCAAGCGGCTTTAATGTGGCGGCTGCGCGGCAGGGTGACGAACGAGGCAATGTAATTATCAATGTCAATGCTCCCAGCGTTATTGATGAAAATGGTTTTTCAAGAGCCGTAGTCGATGCTTTGAATAGAACTCAAGCTCGCAACGGCGGGGGCGGCAGTCAGTTAGTCCTATGACATTATGGAATCCCGAATATCGGGTTAAAATAGCTGGTTCGACAGTCACAAGCTCAACTTTGGGCGGATTGACGATTACAAGCGGTCGAACTGATATTTACAGTCAGCCGGTAGCTGGATATTTGAATTTAAGTTTAATTGAATCAAATTTGTCTGCCATTCCCTATGACATAAATGATTCGGTCACAGTAGAAGTTAAAGATTCCACCGGAGCATTTGTAGTGTTGTTTGGTGGTTTTATTACGGATCTAAATATCGCCGTTCAATACTCTGGTTCAACTGCTATCAGTCAAAGAATTGAAGTCGTAGGAGCTGGTGCTTTAGCGCGTTTAGCTCGAGCCGTTTATGAAGGCAATTTATCTGAAAATGAAGATGGCGATCAAATTTACGACTTGATTTCAACAGTTCTATTTGACACTTGGCTCGAAGTTCCAGCAGCGACAACTTGGGCTACTTATGATGCTACAACAACTTGGGCAGAGGCAGAGAATTCAGGACTTGGGGAAATTGATAGACCTGGTGACTATTTATTAGAAGCTCTAACTAATCTTAATGATTCGGTCTATAATATTGCCACCCTTTTAGCCAATTCTGGTCTTGGCTACCTTTATGAGGATGCGGAAGGCCGCATCGGTTACGCCGATTCAACTCATCGATCAGAATATTTGAGCACTTACGGATATGTAGATTTGTCCGGTAATCACGCCATTGGCAATGGCCTATCTATTATTAAACGCGCCGGCGATGTCCGTAATTCAATAACCATAGCTTACAAGGCAACCGGCAATCAGACAGTAACCGATTCGGATACTGACTCAATTTCCTTATATGGACAATTGGCAACAACAATCACTACGACTCTCAAGCATCAAGCTGACGCGGAAGCTCAAGCCGCTTTTTACTTAGCAATCCGCGCCTATCCACAATTTGAAATGAAACAAATAACTTTCCCAATTGCCAGCTCCGAAATTGACAATTCAGACAGAGATGCCCTTTTAGGTATTTTTATGGGTATGCCGGTTAATATACAAAATCTGCCTTCAAATATGGCCGGAGGCGAATTTCAGGGCTTTGTCGAGGGATGGACTTGGCAAGCCGGATATAACCGCCTAGAACTGACTATGACAGTTTCCCCAGTCGCTTACTCGCTCCAAGCTTTCCGTTGGAACTCAGTTCCCGCCGTAGAGACTTGGAATACCCTATCCCCTACTTTGACTTGGTTAGACGCTACAATCGTCGCCTAAAGGAGACTCAATGCCAACAACAAGCAATTTCGGATGGACTACCCCAGCCGATACGGATTTAGTTAAAGACGGCGCAGCTGCCATTAGAACGCTTGGCAACGGCATCGACAGCAGTTTCCTTGATTTAAAAGGCGGGACAACTGGGCAAGTTTTATCAAAGAATTCAAATACAGATTTAGATTTCACTTGGATTGCCGTAGATCCATTAACTATTCTTGATGCTAAAGGTGATTTAATTTCTGCGACCGCAGCGGATACGCCAGCTCGTTTAGCGGTCGGAACTAATGGACAATATTTATCAGCTAACAGTTCTACTGCGACTGGCTTGGAATGGGTAACGCCTACAAGCGGCGGAATGACTTTACTTTCAACTACCACAATGAGCACAGCAACTACGACCATCTCGAGCATCAATCAGACTTACACCGATCTCGTAATTGTGGTTACTGGACAAAATACCCCTTCGTATGGCGCTTACAATATCAACATTGATTCTTCTACTACCGGATTTTCAGGAGTAACCCAACAAGCCAATGGCGGTGGTTCGGCTGGTAATAATCAAACAATCAACGGCAGGGTAAGCGACCAATGGAGCGGGATTAAAGCCGGAGATACTAATAACGTCACAGTTGTGACGATTTATGATTACGCGAGCACCACAAGAGTTAAGGCCGTTAAAGCCGTTTATGGATGGGTTGGCTGGACTGGTTCGGCGGATGCTATCCGCGCCGGACATACCGGCGGATTTTGGAATTCCACTTCAGCAGTAGATTCAATACAAATTGACTTAGGTTCAACCCCAACAGCCGGAACAATTAGAATCTATGGAGTCAAATAATGACAAGACCAAAAGTTAAATTAGTTGATGCGCAAACTGGCGAAGAAATCATCCGCGAGATGAATGATGATGAATTTGCTAAATGGCAAGAAGATAAAATTAACTTTGAAGCGGCTGAACTTGCTAGAGCTAATGCTGATGCGACTAAAGCGGCTTTATTGGCAAAACTTGGCATAACTGAAGAAGAAGCTCGATTGTTGCTTGGCTGATGGCTAAACTTTGTAAAGCCGGACAGCAATTGCGCGAGCAGATTGACGATGAGTTTCCCAGCCGCGATCGTAAAAGTGATGGCTGGATTGCTGATGCTCGCCACCTTGCTAACAGCTCTAATTCTGATCACATTGCGCGAAACGGAATTGTTAGAGCTCTAGATATCGATGCCAATCTTAACGACCATCCCGAAGCAACTTATGCGCTTGTGGAGCAGATTAGAAAATGCGCCAAGCGAGGCGACAAGCGAATTAAATACATTATCTTCGATTCAAAGATTTCAAGCTCCATTCTTAACTGGAAGTGGCGGAAATACAAAGGCGCAAACCCTCACCGCTCACACTTTCATATCAGCTTTACGACCCTCGGGGACAATGACTCAAAATGGTTCGACCTGACAGGAGAGAGACACAATGCTAAACGATCTAAAAAAGGCAGCCGGAAGCTGGGCGAAAGCATTTCTAGCAGCAGCTCTAGCGACTTATCTATCGGTGGGGCTAGACC